GAGGATCCTATGTATTCAACCACTGCTTACTTATATCAACAAATCATTCGGGTACTTTTGATTGACACCAGTGGTGGATACTTTACTGCGAGGTACGACCCAGTGTACGCAAAAACTTTAACTGTTAACAAAGGTGTAGACAACGTGCTGTTGTTTGAATTTATCAACCAAGATCAAAAGCCTGTGAATATTACAGGCAGCACATTCCGATTCAGATTACTGAACCAAACTGGTGATGAATTACTGATCGAAAAAGACATGACTATACTGAGTGCTAGTACCGGACGGGTCAAAGTTGTGCTGGACACAGCAGATACTATCAATATCCTAGCACAGCCCGGCAGCTACAGCATTGAGCGCACACAGGGCAATTATGTACAAGCAGCATTTACAGACGCTAACGCAGGTGCTAGAGCTGACTGCAATATCGTGGACTCAATCTTGCCCGAGTTTATGCCCAGCCAGCCAGTCTCAATCCCCACTATAAATGGCAAAAATTCTTGGCCACAACCTGGACCACAGTCATGGCCAGACTGGGCACTGAACCCGCAACCAATATCACGCAACTATCTAACAGAATATTATTCAAGTCACATCAATACCACTGGTGCCAGTTTGACCACAATCAAGTATGACTTGGAACACTATACCGGCACTCTCAAAGTGCAGGCCGCCCAGGATTATGAATCAGTTTGGGTTGATGTCACTGAAAGTCGCGAGTACTTTGACGAGTCTGGAAGTTTTTACATCAACGTAGTAGGGTTCCACCCGTTGTTGCGTTTGGGAATCAACAACAGCCAAGGTTATGGTGCAAGTGCAACTGCCACTGTGGTTGATGGTGTGGTCACGGGCATTGCTGTGAACAATGCTGGTATGGGATACATGGCTGCGCCATATGTGCAGATTCTGGGCAACGGGGCTGGAGCAACAGCCATCGCCGCACCATTCTCAGGACCCAGCGGTATTGGTGCAATCACTGTGACCAATGGAGGTTCGGGTTACTTGCCATTGAACTTTAGTGGCACCGAAGAACAAGCAGTCACAGTGCTGATCACAACTGGCTACGTTACCAATATCTTTTATCGTTAAGCATTGCGTTTGCGTGACAAATCTGTTACACTGTACAGATGCTTGATATCCTTGCTTATCTACCTGCGAAAAAGAAAACAACACCTTCGGGTTGGTTGAGTTTCAACGCGGTATGCTGTCAGCACACTGGTGGTACACAGGATAGACGAGGGCGTGGTGGACTCAAAGCCACTGAAGCAGGCTGGAGTTATCACTGTTTCAATTGCTCATACACAGCCAGTTTTATGTTGGGCCGTAGTGTAAGTTACAAGGCTCGAAAACTCCTGAGCTGGATGAATGTGCCAGAAGTAGAAATAGAGATGCTGAATCTTGAAAGTCTGCGGCATCGAAGCATACATGGTATCATACAAGATCGACAACAGATGTGGAATACCTTGAGTGGTGTGTCATTTGAAGAACGAGACTTGCCACCGTTTGCTGAACTACTGACACCCGAACACAAGTTCTATTGGAACTATGTGCGTGGTAGACATGTGCCAGAAGACTTTCCTGTCATGGTGCAAATACAAAACGATGGCGTCCACTGGACAAGATTGCATGTGGTCATACCATTCACCTACGACAACAAGATTGTGGGATACACCTGTAGATTTTTAGATGACAAGCAGCCCAAGTTCATCAGCGACAGTCAACCAGGCTATGTGTTTGGCATAGACTTGCAGCCTGCAGATTGGCAACATGTTATAGTAACAGAAGGCATATTTGATGCACTCAGCATAGGTGGTGTGGCCGTGATGCACAACACCATAAGTGACGCACAAGTCAGACTGATACGCAGCCTAGACAAATCCATAACAGTGGTACCGGATCAAGATCGTGCAGGCATTGAACTAATTGACCGTGCAGTGGAACTGGGCTGGGCAGTGAGCGTACCCGAATGGCCTGAGGGTTGCAAAGATGTCAATGATGCAGTTATAAAGTTGGGTCGACTGGGAGCCTTACTAACTATAATGCAAGCACGAGAAACCAGCCGTATCAAAATTGAATTACGGAAGAAGCAACTTGTAAAACAACTACAATCAAATACAAAATCATGAATAAATTTTCAAGTCTAGCATATCTTCAACAGAAACATTCATCAGTCTATACTCAGAGTTGGATATATGCTGGAATCACTGCTTGGTTCAGTCAACAGGATCGATTTGCTGAACTAGAGTTCTCAGACAAAATTGATACCTTGTTTGTGACAGACCATGCCTTGTCGTGGCCAGACCCGGGCCTAGATTTAAAAAATTCAACCACTGCTGATAAAAAATATTATGGATTGCCAAATGAAGGCAGTCCTGAATATTGGTTTGATCTTGACAACTGGTACAACACAACGTTGATCACTGGTTATGAAAACTTCACACTGTGGCAAAACAACAATGTCAGCATTGGGTTTGATTGGTTTGATTTTCAAATGCATAAAATAAACGGAGATCCAAGAATTTCCCAAGAAATCAACACTCAAAGTATCAGCAACGCCAAGTTTGATCTATTGGTTTTGCGAGGAAAAAACAAACCGGCACGAGTACGATGGTTATCGTTGCTGCAAGAAAGATCCACTAATTTAAAGGTGATCACAGATGGCATACAAACAGAATTAACCACTGACTATACAACAACAAATCTTGGTTACGAACAGTATTTTAATAAATTTAATTGTGAAGAATTCTCAAACTACAAGGTACTTCCGAGTTTTTACGATGAAACAGATTGGCTAACTCTTGCCATGGTACCATACAGAAAACTGTTTAAAGATGGTCTAGTCAACATGATACTGGAAACCACAGTGCGCAATACAGACAGTCCTTATCTAACAGAAAAAACTTTTAAAGCATTGACACATGCACGACCATTTGTTATACTTGGAGATACCAACTGCTTGAGAAAATTAAAGAGTGAGGGGTTTAAAACTTTTGATAAATTTTGTGATGAAAGTTATGACTCAGAAACTGATTTAGACAAACGCATAGAAAAAACGTTAGACAGTACAATTCAGTTGATACATGCTTGCCGACGCCATACAAAAGAGATTGATGAAATTTGTCAACACAACCAGCAATTATTTTTTGATAGAACCAGACTTGAACGAAAACTTGCAAAATTTGGTAAACTTTGTTTGACACAACTATACAACGTGGAGACAGAATAGTGTTAAAAGACTACGGACTTGATGTCCAGAGATTATTCTTAGAAATGATGTTGGAAGATGCACAGAGCTATGTGCGTGTGCAGAACATTTACAACCCGCAGAACTTTGACAAAAGTTTGCGAGCCGCGGCTGAGTTCATAAAAGAACATTCAGACAAGCACAAGACGCTGCCAGACCGCATGCAAATTAGTGCTACCACGGGCATTAAACTGCAAGCAGTGCCAGACTTGAACGAAGGTCACTTTGACTGGTTCATGGGTGAGTTTGAACAGTTTACCAAGCGCCAAGAACTAGAACGTGCCATTCTCAAGGCAGCAGACATGCTGGAAAAGGGCGACTTTGAACCAGTGGAAAAACTGATCAAAGACGCTGTACAGATATCCTTGACCCGGGACATGGGCACAGATTATTTTGCAGATCCAGCAGCTCGTATCAACAAATATTTCAACTCGGGTGGTCAGGTCAGCACAGGTTGGCCGCAACTGGATAGATTGTTGTATGGTGGATTCAGTCGTGGTGAACTCAACATCTTTGCCGGCGGATCAGGTTCTGGTAAATCTCTAGTCATGATGAACATTGCCTTGAACTGGTTACAACAGGGCTTGAGCGGTGTGTACATTACACTGGAACTGAGTGAAGAACTCACAAGTTTGCGAACAGATGCCATGCTCACAAACATGAGCACTAAAGACATTCGCCGGGACATTGACACCACAGAACTCAAGGTCAAACTGGTGGCCAAGAAGTCAGGCAACTATCAAGTCAAAGGCTTGCCAGCACAAAGCAACATCAATGACATACGTGCGTACCTGAAAGAATATCAAATACAAACAGGTAAACGTGTGGACTTTGTGATGATTGATTACCTGGACCTGTTGATGCCTGTTAGTGCAAAAGTTTCACCCAATGACTTGTTTGTCAAAGACAAGTATGTGAGTGAAGAACTGCGCAACTTGGCCAAAGAATTAGGCTTCTTGATGGTAACCGCAAGTCAGTTGAATCGATCGGCTGTGGAAGAAATTGAGTTTGATCACAGTCATATTTCAGGTGGCATATCTAAAATCAACACAGCAGATAATGTGTTTGGTATCTTTACAAGTCGTGCTATGAAAGAGCGTGGCAAGTATCAGATACAGTGTATGAAATCTCGAAGCTCGACCGGCGTTGGTCAAAAAATTGATTTGGAGTACAACATTGAAACAATGCGCATTACTGACGAAGGCGGAGAAGATGGAGACACTTATTCAAAGAAACCATCTGCATCTATCATGGACTCAATCAAAGCCCGCAGTCAAGTTAGCCCAGCTAGTGATGACACAAACAGCCCTCCATGGGACAGTGCGGAACCAGCCAAAGTCACAGCAGACGTTCAAAGTGCCAAATTAAAACAACTGTTGGGCAAGATCAAAACTAGTTAAGCCACGGTAGTCACAGCAGTCCAGGTTGTGCTGCCATTGGTGTTGATGTACATTCTATCATTGGTGGTGGTGCCATCTGTGCGCAAATACAGTGATCCTTGAGCGGCACTCAGTGTTGGAGCGCCAGAACCAAAGAATATGCCAAGATTGGTGGTGCTGGACATATTATAACCAGCACCTGTGGTGCCGCCAGCAGGCACGGCAGTACCAGAAAGTATTCTGGCTGCACCCACAGCAGATATCACGGCGTCAGACAGCACATTACCGCCAGTGACATTTCCTGTCACTGACACTGTTGCACCTGTATGCGTAGTAGCATTGACATTGGCACCACCTAATACATTACCGCCAGTGATGTTGCCTGTGGCAGTGATCAAGCCTGCGGTACTAATATTACCACCAGTGACATTGCCAGTTACACTAACAGTTGCACCTGTGTGTGTGGTGGCGTTGACATTGGCACCACCCAGCACATTGCCACCTGTGATGTTGCCAGTTACACTAACAGTTGTACCTGTGTGTATGGTGGCGTTGACATTGGCAGTAAGCACATTACCACCATCGATATTGCCTGTAGCACTGACCACACCAGCAGTGTTGACGTTGCCACCTGTGACATTACCAGTGGCTGAAACAACGCCGCTTGTGAGCACATTGCCACTGTTGACGTTGCCTGTGGAACTGACACCGCCTGCAGTATTGACATTGCCAGCAATGACATTGCCAGCTATAGTAATCAGTCCTAGACTGCTGATGTTGCCACCGGTGACATTGCCAGTGGCTGACATTATACCAGTGCTCTTTAAATTGCCTCCAGCCACATTGGCTGTGGTTGTGACATTGGCAGTGAGGTTGATGGCACTGAGCACATTGCCACTCAAACTCAGTGTGGCAGAAAGCAAGTTGCCACCGGTAATGTTGCCTGTGGCTGAAACAACGCCGCCTGTGAGCACATTGCCACCTGTGACGTTGCCGGTGGCTGAAACAAAGCCCGCAGTCAACAAGTTGCCCACAGTGGTGTTGCCCACAAAAGTATTCCCTGTGGCCACAACACTGCCCACAATATTGCCACTCACATACAAATTGCCATCGATGCCCACACCGCCGCTGACGACCAGTGCACCAGAACCTGCACTAGTGCTGATTGTGGTTGCTGCCACTGTGAGTGGGTTGGTATAATAGTTTAGAGGTCGATTAAGGTCAAACACAGTAAGGGTTGACCCACCATCAGAAGTTGAAAAATCAAATTCATATGTGCCTGACGCAGCCAGGGTAATAACCCCTGCATTGATGCCTTGTATGCCCAGGGTGCCCTGTGTCACTGCTGAGGGTAAAGTAATGGTTTGTCCAGTGGTGCCAGTGATTTCCACACGCACTTTGCCGTACGCACCTGCAGCAGGCCAAGTGTTGGCAGTGAATGCCAGGTTGATGTTACCGCCCATCACAATGCTTTGATATGGCCCTGCACTGGCGTCAATGTTGATGAACCCAGTGGTATTGGCTATTTGTACCAGTGTGCCCGAAATGCCCTGTACACGAGCATTGTACACCAGATTGTTGCCCACATTGTTGTCCAAGGTGCTGCCAGCCAGTGCTGATTTCAATATGGCTTTTGATTGCAGGTCATCAATTTCAGTTTCTGCAAATTCAAAATTGGTTTTTATATTGGTAAAATTGTCACGGAAACCCTGGGTGCTGTTGGGCACGCCGGCTATGGGGAAATTTCCGTTGACATTGTTGGGGTTGATCTGGCTGGTCATTGCTGTTCCTTGTATTAGATATTTATTGTTTAGGTACAACCGCTAAATAATCCAAAGGTCCTTGAGCACATGCAAAAGAAAACACGCAGCATACTAGAAGAACTAGATACACTGTACATAGAACGCGATCGCCAGGCTGTGATTGAAACCAGGGCCAGCAATGTGATAGCCACGGCTATTCGTCTGCTGGAACAGATTGATGCTGAATATCCTGCTGAGCAAGCAGAAAACCTTCAGCGCAAACTGCTGAATGCCATACGTCATCGGGACACTGGCAAGTTTTCAAGGTCTGTAAGGAAAACCCATGCAGATATTTGAAATCACACAGAAATCCGTGACCAACGAAGTCAATGCAGGCGCAGTGGCAGCAGCTCTGGCCAATCGAGCCCGTACGGCTGTGTTGCAAAAAGCCGGCGTAACTGATCCTGGAGACAACAGCACACCTTACGGCGACACTCGTGAACGAGCCGCTCAACAAGCTGAACCAGCCATAAAAGAACAAGCAAAAACACGGGTCAATGCTTGGCAGCAGGCCATAGCACAACTTTGTCAAAGAGAAGGCCGGGACAATGTGGCACAGCTCAGTGCCAACAGCAAAACTATCTTGATGCGCTCGCTTGTACAGCAATTGCACGATCCCATGATGCGAGGCTTGATAAGAGACTACACCACTTTGGCATCTGCTGTGAGTTCAGATCCTGACATTCAAGCTGCCGCAGTTGGCATCACACAAAGCATATCACAAGCAATCTCTGCCATCGAGCGCAATTTAAATGATGCCAGCAGCACCTGGATCGACGACGCCAAAAGTGAAGAACAACGTCAGTACAACAACTGGCTGATGTTGTGTCGCGGTGCATATCGGGCCATGGCGTTGTTGCAGTTTGAAGGCGGCAGAGACATTGCAGTCAAAGCACCAGCTCTAAGACAGGTTGCTGGCAATTGGCAGCTGGATCGACTCATGCTGAATAATGCCAATCCTGCACACAAATTGTTGATTGACATGTCC